CACGTTCCGCTACGGATAATTTGTTATAAGTTCTATCCGGTCTGTTTATACTAAAGCCTCGATACCCTCTTCTTCTTATATAGTAGAGTAACCTTGGTTTGTTATTCTCTGCTAGTATCGGCATCCCATAAAATACCATAGCCATTAATACGTCTTCAAAAAACATTTCAGCCGTAGAGGGTCTTGCGATATATTCTAAAAAGAAATGATTCGGGGGTGCGTCTTCCATTGAAAACTTAGTTAGTCCATGCAAAGCTCCGTTAGAACCGCCGCCACCAACGACACCACTAATATCGTAACTGTCGCAACCAAAGGCACCAATATGTTCGTTTCCAGGGTATTTAATACCATTCTTTATTATTATGTTATTCTGATGCTCTTGATTTGGTACCCAGGTAATATAAAACCTACCGTCTTTATTAGGGTAGAACATTACTTCGGTATCTTTGATACCATTCTTCCACTGAAAGTTTCCCCTAGTAACCATTGTATTGTTTCGTAACTCATCGTTATAATCTATCTGCTGATAAATCTTTGTTAAGTTAAATATTGATTGCTTCGATTCATCTCTAAAAGCGTGTTGTTCTGTTCTTGGGAATTGACGGTAGTATTCGTTTAATGCATCTGCATCATCTTTTAAACCTTCAACTTCATTCTCCCAATGATTTATAACACCTTCGTCAATTACATCTCCCTGAGGACCAAGCAATTCTTTTTTAGGTGTTTCAAATACAGGCCAACCGTGCTCATCAATAAAGCCTTCGTAGTTCCATTCCATAGGAATAAACAACTTGTATAACCCACTTTTTGTTTGACCGTTTTTGTTTCGGCGGTCTACATCAGAATCTTCATATAACTTCTTAAAGTTTTTACCTCCTTTGTCTAAAGCGTTTGACGTTGATCCCATCATACACTTACCGATAATTCTGCTACCTAATCTTAAACAAGTTTTAGTTACTCGCCAGTTGTTAAGTATGTTAGTTGGTCTTTCCCATTTACCGCTTTCATCGTGAACTAATAGCTTTAGTTTTTCACCATCGTACGAGTTGTCCCCTGTGTTTTTCCAGTCGACCGTGGTGTCGAGACCAACGATTTCTTCCGGTTTTGTGTTTGAATCGAGCTTCCTTCTTGTGAATTTTGAAGCGGGAACCCTGTATGCGAGTTCTGTCTTGGGACGGTCCATTCCGTCTTGTATTGGTTTAAAGAAGAATGGATAGTTAACCGATATTGGTACAACTTTGTCTGTAAACATTTTCTTTGCATCGGGGCCAGATTTGGACAATATACCAAATCGAGCATCCAAAGATATTGTTGCTTGGTTAACGGTCTCGCCGGAAGCCATGAAAGAAAATCCAGATCTCCTGTTTTTAAGGTAGCACATGCCATAGCTTCTCTTGTCTGCTTTGCAAGCTTCCCAGAATATGTAGAATAACCTGTTTGATTCCCTAAAGTCAGGTTGTCCAACGTCAATCTTGGACCACTGCAAGTACATGTAATGAGCGCCAGTAATATAAGTAGGGTTGCCTTTGTTATTAAACCAAAAACCTTCTTCCCTCTTATTAAACTCGCCGTCAATATACTCATACCATTTTTCTTTAAAAGCATTAGGATACTTAATCCAATCTGCTTCACTTTTTATTCTGCTAAGTTCTTTTGGGTATTCGCGTGCTTTCCACTTTGTTTCTTTCGCACTAAGCTTTCCTTCTAATAAAGGCAATGCAATATGCACACCGCTTATTAAATATATATCCCCTATCTTACCGGACTTACTTATAACAACAACATCGTGTTCCTTGTCATAACCGTAAACCCACTTAGCATATCTATTCTTTTTCTTAATTGCTTGAGGCCTAATATAGTCTTTGACTATACCGTATAATTGTTGTTCGTAAGCCATTATTTAGATCTCCCTTCTGCGAATCCTTTGAACGCTGGTTTGTTAGAATCTTTTGTAGCTTCCGCAATCATGCCCTCCTCTTCCTGTATTCTATTAAGTATTTCAAATGCATCTAGTATACAAAGCTTTTTAGTAGCGGCAGCATTTTTAAGTCTGTCAGCTGAAATATCTTCTTCTGAGTCAACGATCTTTTCTTTTGCTACCTTTACTAATTCTTTAATTGCTTCGTGCCCAGCGGCTATTATACTCCTCTTCGTTTCTATCGAGTCCATACTTTATAACAATATCATTTGATTTCATACAATACATAATCTGGTCGTCTATAACAAACTCCCATTCGCTATTCGGCGTAAACCCTATTATGTCCCCTGGATTGATTCCAGACTCCTCTAAGGAGCTATTACCTATTTTAAGTATACCAATAAGATCAGCTGTTTTTTTGTTGCTTAAAACGTTTCTATTCTTAACAGGTGCTACAAAACACCTATCGCCAAAAGATTTCCAGGTATCCGCTTTCTTATATAAGTAAACTTGATCCGTGCTACAAAAAAATAAATCATCTTTTAAAAACGATCTACTATTCTTTTTGGTTCCTTTCATGTCATAAAATACCCTGAACACATTGTGGTGTACGACAATCAAATCACCTTTCTTTATTGGGGTTGCAAATGCAACTGGCGTTTCAACTACCTCAGCAATATTGTTAACATACTTAAAACTTTCTATAGAGCTATTTGTTACAAGGGTATGCTCTCCAACCTTAACTTCGTTATCATATCTTTTGCCCACCGGCTTTATGATAAAATCATATATGCTCCGCATTAATACTCCAAGTCATATTCAACGGATATTGCCATGTTAGAATTAAACTTCTTCCACGGCATCACCTCATCTACTTTTTTTATAAATATATTATAAGAATTATCAGACTCTTGAAATATTATATGAGAAATCTCGTGACCGCCGTAAACTGTCTGTTTAACAGAGTAATGCATTGCTTCGTTTTTATAGTCAGCCCCGATACTAATTTTTCTTATAATACTACTCATAACCTTACTCTTTAGATGCTACTTCGATTTTCTCGTAAGTTCCATCGGTAAGATTAATATTAATTGCTCCATAATTTGCTTCCACATCTTTTTTTACTTCGTCCATGTCTTTTTCAAGCATATTGACTTGGTAGATAGCTTTAGCTTTTTGCACTTCTAATACACCGATGTTAGCTAAATAAGATTGCAATTCTGTTTGAATTCCTGTAATCTTCTCTAACTCGTCTTTAGTAATTGTGTTTACTGGTGCTGGTTTCATTTGTTTTACTTTACTCATTTGATTTAATTTAATTGTTAATTGTTATTTTTTTTAATCTATTAAAGAAATATATATTTGCTCCACTTTAGGCATTCTATATTTAGAATTTGAAATTATTTTAGCTTGGATGTCAAATATTCTTACGGTGGCACCTCCTCCTGCTTTGCTGATAGCTCTAATTGCCCTTTCATTAAATCTATTGCCTTCTACGGCTATTGTTGGATAACCCCTAATTGACACGCTAAATCCGGTAACTTTTAATGGAAGATCAAAATCAAAATCTTTTCCCATACTAGCTCCTACTGTAGATCTTTGTAAGCTTGATCGCAAAAGCCTAAATTCTCCTTCTGAAGCTATATCCCCTCGTAGCGTTGCTTGTGGAGAAGGCACCTGCTTAATACGGAATAAAGCTTTGTCTTTAACAATCTCTCCGTCCGGAAGTGTTCCTGATACATTAACAGTTACAGTTCCACTTTTAACCCCTGTGACGTTAATTCCGTATTTACCTTTGCCTAGCTTTAATAAGCCCGGAGCCGTAACTTTAATGTTTTCATCATTTACGCCGCTAAAAGAAATAGTTAAAGGATTTAAAACGCCTCTATACAGTACATTCATTTTATCGGATGATACTGTGGCTATGTTTGGCTTATTGATAGTTGTAAACTTTTTATCTACAAGTACCTCCACCTCATTACCATCTTGCATGTAAATAAGTTTTCCTGTAATTTTATGATCTCCAGCTTTGCTAGCTCTTACTTTAAGGGCTATTCTACCCCGATTAAATTCATATTCGGTTTCTTTAATTTCTTTTCCATCAAGTAACAATTCAACTTTAGCCGGCTTAGTAGAAGTGTCTACTCGCCCCAAAGATATTATGCCATCAAATGTAGATCCTGCGTAATAAGAAGATCTAGGGGCAATCATAATTGCTTTGTAATTTTCTTCTATTCCGGCACCATCCTCTAAGGCGTCGTTAACTAACAAAAAAAGAACATCGTTTTCTATAGTATTTACACTATTCTGTATTTGTGTCATTTTAGTTAATGAAGAAACTAATGGGAAGCCTACATAATTGTAGCTTATATAATCTTTAATTACGCCATCACCCCCTTTTATGCCACTAGAATCAAAATAATCGCTTATTTGAGCAACCAGCAATGAGTCTTCGTCTTTAAGTAGCGCGGTCATACTATTTCTGTAGATATCCATTTGGGTTAGAAATGTTTGCCCCTCTTGCGTTAGCTTACCTCCTCTATAATACAACTTATCTAAAAAATCAGATTGGTCCATGACCTCATATTCTGTTTTTTCATTAGTGGAGTCATTTACAAATATAGGATTAGACAGCAGCAGTTTTTTTTGAGATGCTAAATAATTGTTGTATGTGTTTGACAACTCGTGTACACTATCTGCAATTTCTGAAGCTACTTTAAATTCATTATTTGTAGCGGCTTTTTTTAGTAGCTTATTTAAAGCTTTATTGTTTTTGCTGACATAATTAGCATTAGCTAAGTTTAATTTTTCATTAATCGATCCAAATGCAGACAATACTTCTTTTGACATGTTTAATGCCAGCATTGCAATGAAAACCAAATACATTAGGTTAATCATTTTTTGCCTGGGGGTTTCTTTTCCTCCTGCCATAATTTTATTTTAATTAGATTTTATTGCTTAGTATAATTTAGATTAGCTTTTGCCCATCGCGGATAACATACCACCGTATACTTTATTTAATGAGGAAAGACTTTTTGCCGATTGCCCCATTTGTTCTTTTAATTTTTCTGCTACTAATTTATTATCGGAGGCTTGCTTGGAAAAAGCTTTCATTTGTAATGTGGCTTTTTCTATTTCTTCATTGTATTCTTTGGAAGATTTTAATTCTCCCACAAACGAGGTTGATTCCTCTAAAGATTTTTCAGGTTTTTCAAATGCAGAAATAACGAACACTGCCGCCTCGGTTATGAGCCCTATAATAAGCATCAAGTTTCCGTAAGGCCAGTGCATAATTTTAAATAATGCTCCGATGATTACAACCGCGGCCCCAAGGCCATACACTATATTGATTAACTCTTGTTTAGATTTTAACATAATTTGATTAGATTTTATTGATTTATATTTTATTAACTAAGAACGGAATCTCTATTTCTTTTAAACCTTTGTGAAAAAGAATTGCCTTTACTTTCATTCGTACTTGCTACATTTTCTAATGCATTAGATAAGTTTTCGTCATTATATGTTTTGTAGAATCCACTTTGATCAAGACCTTTTTTCTTTACTAATTTTTTTAGTTCTTCTGGAGGTATTTTTGTTCCAGGTTCTAAGCCCAAACCTTCTCTAAACTCTACAAAGTTTCCGTACTGTTCGTGAGGCTGGTTTATGTATTCAGTGTAGCTTCTGCTTTTCTTATTATCTTTACCTTGTTTGTGTGCACTACCAAGTACTCTCTTAATGTTTGCTTGTTGAATAACGTCAAACCCAGCAGCATGTGATCTTTCATGTGTTTCCTTTGGTGCGTCATTTACGTAATCTTCTCCCATGTGAACAGTTCCATTCTTGTACTGCGCAGCAGATCCATACTCATTTCCTCCAACTACAACTTCAGGCTCCATCCCTTGAACAACCATGTTGTCGTATTGCTTGCTAGTAAGATCAGTTTGTGCAAGCATCATTTCTTTAGTCTTAGGATTATTATATGTATCCATAAAAGAATTAGCACCAGGACTATTGTTTAAAGAACTAAGATCCATTCCCCTCTGTGTAGAAAGAATGCTATCATTCTTGTACTTACTACTGTCTCCAGTAATAGGATCCATACTTTGCCAAGTGTGTTTTTTTAATGCAGATGAAGGTTCACGTAGAGTAGACTTATGTCCTTCTGGATCAGGTCTAACATAACCAAATTTAGTCTTGTCATTAACGCCTTGTTTTTCAGCAGGTCCTACTACTGGTTTTTTTGGATCAGTTTCTGGATCAGTACCCCCGTTAGTGAGAGCGGCTATGTTTGAGTTTGTTAAATTGTCTCTACCGAAATTTTGTTTGTATGCCATACTCTTTGTTTATTATATAATCACCCGTAATTTTAAAAAACTTGTTTTTATTCTTCTATTATTGCTTTTGCTTTATCTTCTACATCTACAATGATCTTAACTTCTGGATCCAGCTTGGTATTTATAATTGCCTCTTTTGGCGGCACTTCTGCATTCTTTGCCCAACCATAAAAGCTATGCGCTGACGCATCTGCTGGATATACAGCGTAAGTACCGAAATCTAAACCAGAGCTTGACATAACGTCAATCGCAAACCCAGGGTAGTAAACAGGTGGTGTTATCTCGTGACCGTCAGGACCGTATGTACCTGGTGTTTCTACAACCTTACCTATATAGACAACTGCTGCTGTTGTTGGTGCAAAGACTATTTCGTTTTCTACTTCTAATATTACCCCTAAATTCAATAGGTAATCTTTCCCTTGTTGTTGTGTTGGAAAATTCGTTTTATATATTTGCATCATAATTATATAGTTGTTAGTTCTGCAAGTTCCTCATCGCTTAAAGCTTCTTTCCAAACTGCAACGCATTTAGTTTTGCCGTAGAAGTTGGCATTGCCAGCGCCATCATCAAAAGCTAATTCATTTAAATTTATAGGAGTATTGCCGCTTGTATCTGTAAATACTAAAATACCATTTACATACATTTTAAATTCATTTAATTTATATGAAATAGCTACTTTTAAAAAATCTGTTGCATTTGATAAAACACTGTTAAAGTTAAAATATGTTGTACCTCCAGATTTTACAGTACCTATAATTCTATTATCTGTTGCGATATAATAAAATCTTACTGCATTTGCGGTACTGCCATCGCTTATAGCTATTGCTCTATTAGTTCCTGCATTAGCCAACGCTGCTATTTCTGCATATAAAACACCCTCTGCACTATTTATTGCTGAAACACTACCTCCATTGGTACATAAATCTTGGTTACGTGTTACTAATGTTCCCGATGTGGGAATGTAAGATGTTGCGTATGATTGTTCTTCTAGTTGTGCACCCCAAATGTAAAAAGTTCCACTATCACCTATATTTCGCAATTGGGGGTATCTTGTAGTAGAATTTGGATTTTGAGTTACTTCAAACCTTTGCCACTCGGTTGTCACTGCTACAGATACAACTGCTGATGTTATACCACCTATTCCTACATTCATATTTGTATCTGCTTTTATATAGATACTGAAAGTATATTCATTCCCACTAGTTAAACCGATTGTACTTCTTTGAAGCTTTTGACCTGCAGTATCTGTAATCCAAGACGAAGCATTTAAAGTACCGTCAGGAGAAATTACGGTGTTTGTTGTTATAGTTGTATTCATTTTAAACCAACTACTATTACTAAAATCCTCGCTATAAGTTATTAGGTTTGTTGACTGATTTTCCCACAACCAGCTCCCACAGCCGCTATCTGGAATTATATTACCGCTACCATCATAACTGAAACCCTCGTAGTTTATTCTAGGGAGGTTAGTATCATTTGTAATTTCTATAACTGATATGTTTGTTACAGAGCCAACAAATACTTGTTGCCGAAACCTAAAAAAATCTACTGTTGATGTGTAAATAACTTCATAGCTACCATTTCCGCTAAATCTTTCATCTAATCCATCTTGTCTATCTGATGGTATTAACCTAAATGTTCCACTAACATAATCTAAAATATCAAAAGTTAACTTTACTTTTTTGTTTTGTATAAGTATAGGTGTTTGCGTTATATTGGTAAAAGCCGTGCCATCTCCAACCGCTTTATTAGCTCCAATACTCCAGCCAGCCTCCAAACTCCAATTTTGCCCTACTTCCTTAACACTAATATTTGTAATAGAGCCGATGAAACTTTCACTCATTAATCTAAACTGACCACCACCAGCTACAACATAATCTGTATAACTGCCAACACCAGAAAAAGATTGTCCACTTACAAGACCATTATCTCTATATTTTACACTCCCACTTGTATAATCTACAATATCAAACTGCACCCTATATGATGTCCCTGTTGCTAAAACTCCAGTTTGTGTTAAATAGGCAATGTTAGTTCCATCACAAACCGCTTTATTATCTCCTACACTCCAACCCGTTCCAAAATCCCAATCTGTTCCCCCATTAGTAAAGCTACCATTAGAAACCTCTTCACTTCCTAATTGACTAAAGTCTCCGTTCTGCACCAAATTACTAGATAGTATCTGAACATCTTTAACTAACCCTTGAGAATTAACACGCGTCGCCGCAGAATTTCTACTGAAGTCAAAATCCCCCGATCCATCTATGGGTTTTGCGCATAAAAACTTACCGCTGTCGTAAGCGGTAGGAGTTAATACTATGGAAGCTTTTTGAAGTAAATTTGGCATACTATTTTATATTTTCTAAATTTTGTAAAGTTGCGGTGGTACACCTAGCGTTTTCAAAGTAGTCAGCTCTGGCTTTAAGTAGTTTCAGTAAACCAGGAATAATTGATGTTTGAATAGGCCACCAGATACCTAACCCTAATCCTAGTCCCATATTATTTTATTGCTATAATGTCAGTTGCAGTTGTGCCCGTAAGTAATACATAGTCTACTATCACCGGCAAGAACGATCCGTCAGGGATATTCTTGAATAGTACAGCTTCTACTGCCGTAGGAGGCGTACCGTCTGCTTGGGTTACACCAGATAGTATAACTTTAACGTCCCCACCTGTTCCTATGTATAAACACGAGCTTCGTACGCTTGTAGCGAAAGTTATAGTGTCAGTAGCTGTTACTGTTGCTGCTTCCGTTCCGAAGTCTGGTTGGTTTCCAAATTGTCCCATTATTCTTTATTTATTTTATTATTCATTATTTTTTTACTCTTTTCCCATGATCTCCCTACAAAGTAAGCTCCATAGACTGTAACTAATAGCGTTTGAAATATAGGTATATATTCTGTTGCTATTTTAAATTGACCAATATTTCCGTCAGCAAATGCTAATACAGAAAATATAAATGTTAGGTATATTAATACCATTGGCCGAATATTTTTTGAAAGGAAGCTATCAGAATTCATGTCCGACTTCCATCTTGAAGTAACTTCTATTTGAGCGTTAGCCTCGGCTTTTTCAAGAATAACTTGCAATTGTTTTTTAATCTCAAGCTTTTCCTCTTTTGTAGTCGTTAAACTATCGATCACAGATCCGACCTCTTTAATAAGCCCTCCAGTTAACCATGAAATTATCTTACTCATTCTATTTCTTTTTAACGCAGTTGTTCACTGTTCTGTCCCCTTTTTTCTTTGTTCCCTGCTTTATGTATCCTTTCCAACAGGGTGTGGTCTTCTTTTTATTTTTCATCGTCTACCTGGATTAGTTATTCTAAATACTGGTTTTGCATCCCACCCGTTTCTGCCTTTTGATCCTTTTGTTCCTTGAACAGCAGGTTTCATGTATTTACTAAGGCAGCCGCAATTTGGTTTGTTTTTTTTCATATTAACAGTTCCATTTTCTTCGTGCAGCTAATCCTCTTTCTGATTTCCAGCTTTTAGACCTTGCACAAAAGGCTTTACGTCTTTTAGCATCTTTGCTACCTGCTTTTAATTTAGAAGGAGGTGTTGTAACAGCAGTTTTTAGCTTGCTGCCCGGGTTATCTTTACGATACTTTGCAACGCCTTTAGCGGTCATACCACCACCGGCTTTTTTACCTGAACCTTTACCTTTTTTTACTGCCGCGTAATTCCCTTTAGATTTCTTACGCGAAGGTGCTTTACCCTTTTTCTTTGCTACTGCCATACTTAATTAGTTTGTTTTGTCCCACCTAGTTTTATTGCCACGTATATCGTAATGAACAAAGGTGTTGTACAAACCTAATCCTCCTTGAAGAACGTGGTTATACTCTGCTAAAATATCTACTGCTTTATACAATTCTGCTGTAGTTAATCCTTTAACTTGCAAATCCGCTGCCTTACCTAATATGTGTTGGCTGTCAGAAACTCCACCCACTTCTTTGTTGTGGCTTCGGCACCGATATGCATTAGTTAATGTTATTGGTAATTCTAAGAAATCACGAACGTACTGTAATTGGTTAGCTAGCTTTTGGATATTAAAAAACACATCCATAGGCATCTCACAACCGCATTTACATTCAAACTCTGCTTTCTTAAAGTTACTAGTAAGCCGCATTCGATCTACCTTTTGCACATTGTGTAATTGGCTTTGACTCGTAAGGTGATGGGTATTTGAGTAATTCCATACCATTTGCTCCTGAAGAGGATCCTTTGCCGTGTGGTCTTCCTTGTTGACTTAATGGTCCATCCCATAAAGCTGATTCACCTATTTGTCCGCTAGCTCCTCCTGTTGGGTTAGCTACCATTTCTTTTTTGTAATTCATAGTTTTTATATTAAGCCATTCATGGCATTATTTCTTGCCGTTATATCTCCTGCTACTCCGTTTGTTACAGCTGCAAACGCAGGGTTAACACCATTAGCTTGATAAGTAGGTTGCTGCATTCCTCTTGCTTGTAACTGAGCTTGTTGCATTGCTATCTCCGCTGTGTCTTGCACGCCAGGTACTTGACCCATCATGTTTGAATTTATCATAAATATCTTGTTTTATCGTTATTAACTTTATCAAATGCAGCGGAGTAAACTTTATCGCTGTAAGATGCTTTTTTCATTACGGGGTTACGCCTAGTTGAAGTAGGTATATCCTCTTCCCCTAACATTATCCGATACATCTGCTGTATTAAGCATTTGCACCTGAAACTTATCTTATATATACTATAGCTTTTATCTGCTCCGTTGTAACCTCGCCATTTGACTATCCAGCCCTCTTTAAGCAGTCTATTCCATCTCCTATTGTCCCAAGAGTATGTAAGGCTACCGTCTTCAAAATCACGCTTCTTAAACTGTCCTAAACAATCGAAGTATATTAGTAGTTCTAAATCTGCATCGGTTATCCCATTTGTTTTGCAAGCCCATTTGCGTATAATCCTATAATGCTTTAATAACCCTAGATCTTTTATATCACCCCCGGTTAACTTCCTCATAAAACAAATACTACATCTTGTACTTTAATAACGTGGTATGTTTCACGATCGAGCTCTATCTTATGACCGGCGTGTCTGTCGTAATATATAACGTCGTCTTTGTTGATTCCGTCACATTCACTACCAGTTGATACAACCGTAGCTTCTACATACCTTATGTCCTCGCGGTGATTCTCAGCCAGAAGCAAACCTCCTTTAGTAGCGGTTACCCCTTCCTTTAACTTCTTTATAATTATGTTTCTACCTATTGCGTTCATATTATCCTCTTACGTTAGACATAACACAGTTAGTTGACAATATAGTCGAAGCAACTGAGGCAGCATTCTTTAAAGCTGATTTTGTAACCAATACGGGATCTATAATTCCTGCTTTAAACATATTAACCGTTTTACCGGTTTCCACGTTGACCCCGTAGTTCTTTTTATCGATGTCCTTGTATTTGAGGCCTGCGTTTTTCATTATTGTTTTGCAAGGGTAGTATAGTGCTTTTAAAACTAATTCCTCCGCAGGTGTTTTAGCTTTTATACTCGTAGCTGCATTTATAAGGGCAATTCCCCCTCCGGCAACCACACCTTCTTTAATAGCTGCTTTGGTAGCGCATATTGCATCCTCCACCCTATCTTTCTTTTCGTTTAGCTCTACATCGGAGTTACCACCTACTTTTACTATAGCTAGTTTAGCTGAAAGCATTGCTAATCGTTTTTCAAACTTAATTACCTTGCCAGAGTTAGACTCCGTGAGCAATTGTTCTTTTATGTTGCTTATGATAGACCGCACTTCTTCAGATTGCTCTTCATCTATTTGGAAGACCGTATCTTTGAATGTTGACACAGACTTTAAGCAAGTACCTAAACAAGATAGATCGATTAGATCTAAATCATCCCCTAGGTTTTCACTTATAACTGTAGCCCCCGTTAATAGCGCTAAGTCATCGAATATTTCTTTTCTATTCACCCCGTGTGTAGGCGCAGGAACTATATTAATCTTTATAGACCCTTTATTCTTATTCATTGCTAATGCTGCTGCAACTTTGGGATCTACGTCCCCTACAATGAGTAACGGCATGTTATTTCGTATTACATGCTCTAATATTGTTTGTATCTGCCTAATAGTATCCACTGCCGAATCTACTAGTAATATCTTTGGATTAACTAGTTCTGCTGTGTTAGTCGCAGGGTTTGTTACAAAATGATTGTTTGTGAACCCTTTTTCGTATTGCACCCCTTCAACTACTTCTATACTAGTATTACCGTCTTGTGATGTTTCCATCATAACAACCCCGGTTAAATCAACTGCCCTGTATGCGTCTGCAATTAGCTTGCCTAGTTCAGGATCGTTGTTTGTAGATATAGTAGCCACTTCGTCAATCATGCCGCCATTAACTGGTTTCGCTTGTTTACTCAAGTTATCTAAGGCTTTACCCACCACTTTTTCAATAGCTGCGCGCTTTTCTCTACTGGTAAACTTTTCTTTTGACTTGTCAAATTCTTTTAGTATTGCATGGGCTAATACTGTGGATGTGGTTGTACCATCACCTGCTTCGGTCACCGTTCTTCTGGCTGCTTGTTTAACTAATGATGCACCCATATTTTCTACAGGATCCAACAATACAGATAGTTCTGCTACTGTTACACCATCTTTTGTTATTACAGGTATTCCTTGTGCGTCCTCGAATATAACACATTCTCCGCCGCCACCTAGTGTAGAAGCCACTGCTTCCGTTAAGGTCTCAATACCTTTAAATACTTTATCTCTACCCTCGTCTCCGAAGCTAAATTGCTTTACTATTTGATTCATTTAATTAGATTTTATTATATAATTACACGGAAATTAAAAAAGCTACAAATAATTTTTATTTTATTAAACTGCCGCTACACTTAAGGCGCTACCATTGGCTACCGTTATTCTATATCTTGTGCCGTCAGGCGACCTTAATATTAATCCGCTAGCTGAGTCGGCTACTTCAATATCACCTTCGTCAACTTCTAGCTTAGAAGTAGGACTAGTAGTTCCAATACCAACATTACCACCTGCATAATTTATACCACCGGTAATCGTATCCCAAGGAGACGATGTTATATCTGAGGTTAATGCTAATGTACCACTTGACGAGGGCAATTGCAAATTAATGCCGCTAGATAATGCTGTGTTAGAGGTTATGGAGGTTGTGTTGCCCAACGCAGTGTTAAAAACTATTTGATTAGGTAACACATCAACAAAGGACCCGTCGCCTATAAATGTAGTTTTAAATCTTTTACCACTTATAAGACTCGTAAAAGAAGTGGAGGTTGAGGTTATTGCGTCACCAAACGTCCATAAAGATCCCGATGGGCTTGCTTGATATGTATTGCCAGCAGACACAACCTTTTGCAATGTAGCCCTATCGGTTACGAATTTAGTTAAATTCTCTGCAGTAATGTTTTTCAGCGGATAACTGGCACCCAATACGTCCGTAACAGGGAGCAAATCGCCCAATGCCAAAGTTGAAATAATTGGATAACTTATTAATCTAGCCATAATTTTTATTTTTTCTTCTTAGTTTTACGTTTTGGTACTTTGTACCTCTTTTTACCTTCCTTCTTAGTACCCTCGCCATCATTTGCTCTATTCCTAGACACCTTCTCCCATCTACCATCCTTATGATCCCAATCTTTACCTTTAACATCGACCCCTTTACGCACCGCCTTACGCCTTTCACGCTGTGCATGTGCTTTCTTAGCCCTACGAGCAGGAGTTTTAGCAAAAGCTAAGTCCCTAGCAGCCTTGCGCTTCTTCGCCGCAGGCGATAATTTTTGTTTTGAAGCCATTTCATTTTAAATTTAGTACCATAATATATATTATCACCCAAATTACAAGAAAGCTACGGCGTGAAAAAAATTTTGTTGCATAATTAGAGATAAGGGGCTATATATTAGTTTTAAAAATGATTTTGAAAACGGAAATGAAATCCATTTGACCCACCCCCCTTTGATTTTTGGGGATTAGGGTTAGGGGTTTGCCTTTAGGCATGGGTTTACGGCATGGGTTTAGGTGTACTGACTAGGCTTTAGCCAGGTACTACAGCGGATGCGACGGCACGCAGCGCGTGTATAGCAACGCGTATAGCATTTTTGCAGACGAATCACGTTGTGTTATAGATAATATAGTTGTAAGATAATAATAATAATAATAAATAAATAATAGATATGATTTTAATAGCCATCGCAATACCAATAGCATTAGTAGCAACCTTCTTAAGATCTACTGAGGAGTTCTAACCTCAACATGTCCTTGCGACCAGCCTGGATCCTTTGCAGACGAACCACGTCTACTATAAGATAATATAGTTGTAAGATAATAATAATAATAAATAATAATAACTAAATATAATAACTATGACTAAGATCCAATTCAATACCAACTACAAGACCATCGACCAGATCACCAACAGTAACAAACTAAACAGACCAGTCCATATAATGTCAGACGGACTATATGTAGACAACAGTGACCTGGAGACTGTGGGGAAGATCCTTGACCGAAACCTAATCAAATATAAACTAAAATAAATATGGACTACCTAAACTTTATACTGGAACTAACATCAATACTAAACTCTAATAATATAACACTATGACACTACAAGATCACAACACAATCACTAAGCTAATAACCTTTTATCTGAAATCAAATGATCTATCCGGCGAAATCCACAAACTGATGATCTCGAACGCGATCGATAGCCAGAAGAAAGACCTAAACATATACTAATCTAAATACCATAACTATGAATCAAGACACATTAAACAAGATCGAAACAACAGTAGACAGTATCACAGCAACCAGTAATAAGATCGCAGACCTGCTCGAGAGCTGGGGCACGGCGGCGGCGAGCGCGATCAGGAATTAAACCTCAGCATACCAGCGGTAACACCGCGGTGTGTATAGCAACGCGTATAGCATGACAGATCGTCACGTCATTTTGTCACACCTTTTTTGCAGACAAACCACGTTCCCTTTTAGATAATATAGTTGTAAGTAAGTAATTAATATAAATAATAAAATAAAAATAGATTGAGAAATTATTTAATAATACAAAACTGCAGACAAACTACGACTATAAATAGATAATATAATTGAATACTAATAATAATAATTAATAACTAAATACTAATAACTATGAATACTACAAACGAAATTTTATCGAATGCCCTGAAAACTATGACCAACGAAGACAAAGCTAAAATCTTCCCACCGATCGAGCGAAAGAACTTCGTAGTCCGTGAAAGCTGGCTCAACCGAAATCAAGTAATAACCTTTGTGAACAACAAAAATCAGAAAGTAACGTACAATCACGACGAAGTACTGAATGCAATGTTACCGAAGTTACAGTTCCAAGCTTGCTGGATTAAGCGAAAGTACTGGTCACAGAGTACAAATCTACCGACCAATGTCAGACACCTGGCTACGATCGAAGAACTAGAGGCTACTGAAAAGTAGTCTTAGGCTTCGGCCAAATGCAGATCAACTACGAATACCAATAGATAATAATAATGTAACTAAAAATAAATACTATGCAAATTGAATTGACTGAAACCAACGCGTTATTTGTACGCCACGTATTAAGAATGTACGCTAAAACAACTGAAGGAATGTCTAGCTTTGACAGAGAAGAAATACTAGATCTGTCCAACAAGTTTAACTAAATAAACCACACCTCAGCGTGTGTATAGCATAGGTATGTTCCGTCCTCAGCGATCGGTGGATAGCGTGTATAGCAACGCGTATAGCAAAGTCGTTTCGGTAAACCGAGTTGGCTTTTTGCAGACGAATTACGCTCACCTATAGATAATATATGTGAATACTAAATAACACACTATGACAAAAGAATATAAAGAGTTTAAAGAATGGATGGATGACGGAAATGTCGAGCAACTAGGTGACAATGTCTATGTTGAACAGACGACACAGTGGAAGAAGAAGTTCACGTTAGTAGAGTTAGTAGCGTTCTACATAAAAGAATACAGGTCGATGGAGAATTATCGGATCTCACTGTAGTAACTTAGTAAATAACTAAGCTTTAGGTAATAAATACTAGATTAGTGTAGTCAGAGACTAACTATTAGACTAGAGTACTAATTTACTCATGGTAATAGAAGTACACTTAAAGAACTAGTATTAAATTAAATTAATATAATTACATGTTTATGCGGGAAACTACGGGTTTTATGAGATTATTTTAGGTTGTAAGTGGTATTAAGTGTTTGCAAGTGGCTACGGTAATGGTTGTCATGGTTGCAGATAGAATACGAGCACCTTTAGATAATATAAGTGTAACAAATAATAACTAAATACTATGAAAAAACCCTTTAACTACCGAATTTATTTTAATAATGTAGTGCAACTGGAAAACCACTATACCGTTTTACAACCACAATTCCTTGACCACGATGCTTGGGTAAATTTCATCGATGACCAAATAAATAACGATGTAAATCCACCACTAGAACTATATAAACTATAAAACTAAATACTATGAAACTAACCGACGAAGAATTACACTTATGTTACCAGTCACTAATTTTTGAAGTGATGCAAGTAACCAACGATCTTACCGAGCACATGGAAGATTACCAAGATGAAATAGCATTAATGGATAAACTATATAACGATGTGGAGTAACTGTTGTGGCGCTGAAGCCAGCTATTTAAGCGATGAACTGTGCGGTGATTGCCTTGAGCACGCTGTATTTGAAGATGAAGACGAAGATAACTAAAAACTATAACTATGGAGCAATACAAAGAATTACACGGAAAATTTAAGAAAACTACAAGTTTAGATACATTAATTGACGAACACGTTGGAAAATTAGGAACTCAAAAAAGAGATAAATTTGAAAATGAATTACAACTTGAAATATTAGGAGAAACTATGAAGAATTTAACTGAAAAATATGTAAACATCGATTGGTCGGGAATATGCGAAGACTTTAATCTCGAAAGCGGTGATATCTCACCTGAGCAATCTTTCGAAATAGACCGTGCACTCGGTAATATAAACGAAGTAATCCACGGTTTCATTGAACAAAATAAACCCCAGGTGCACATCGGTACCGCTACAATAACGAATGCGGAACACAACGTGCTAATGGTTGCGCTCGACCACATGTACGAGCACCTCAACGATATGCGAGGTGATCTAGATGACCATGACGATGAAGTCACTAATATAAACCGATTAAAAGACGTTAAATCACTACAAGAACTATTTAGACTATAACTATGGAGGACTTAACTAAAAAATATGAAAATACCATTTTCGCAAGGAGTTTAATAACGAATTCGGAACACGAAGTACTAAAAATAGCACTCGAATACCTGCTGGACAATCTAGACAACATGGTAGGAGACTTCGATACTTTCCCAGAAGAAAATGCCAACTTAAAACAAATAGCGAATATCAAATCACTACAAAAACTATTTAGACTATGAAAAATAAAGAAACTATGTATCTATGGGTACTCGACTACAACGACAAAGCAACGTACAAATATGCGGTTGCTATACGCGAAAACCCTAACGATTACCGTAAAATGCTACGTGATGTAGGTCATGACTTAGCTAAGATAGAGTGGGTGTTATCACCTTACGGAGAAGTTAACGACGCGAGTGACGATATGAGAGCAAATGATATTTGCAGACCAAACACGATCACCGATAGATAATATGAATGTAAATAATAAAATATAAATACTATGCAAAAAGCAAAATTAGAATTACCAGTAAAACAATTTCACAAACTACACGATTTCTTAGGTATGATGCTTGACTACGAAGCCGAGAATAACAGGTTTGATATGGAAAACTCTGACATCGATCTTATCGAAGATGTTCGTACCGAATTGTTCAACCAAATACCTGACGAATTACCGACCGAAACAACCTACGCTTTCACTGCTATTGGAGAGCTAACCTCTATAACCCCCATTAAACTGTATAAAACTAAGAGATGCCGTGACGGTGGATTCCTTATAACCAACGACCGAGGTAGCCAAATATTCTGTATCGATAAAGGATGCTCTCACCTAAGTAGGGACCAATCTAAAAACTGGAAATTCATAACAATAACTAACGACTAAAATATAATAACTATGCAAGAATTAGACAAAGTAGTGCACCAATGGTGCGGAGATAACGACAGATGGATGTACATAGAGTATGACCGCGATGGTAAAGTAATGGGATTAAACTTCATGCAAGGCGACGAGTATGAGTGTTTCAAGCGAGACTGGTGTGTAAGCGATCGGGGTATGACAGCGTTTTATAAGCAAAT